ATCCTTGAGGACGATGGGGACGACTGGGATTGATGCCATGGTGGTTCGGTTCCTTTCAGGAGGTGATCAGGTCGGTGACTACGGTCACGTCGAAGTCGTAGGCGGGGTTCTCTCTCCAGACCTTCTTGTTGGCTTCCTCCCAAACGAGCGAGGGCAGCTTCTGAGAGACGATGAGGATCAGCTTCGCCACGGCGAGGTCGAGAGCGTCCTCGTAGTCGCCGGCGAGCGTCGTGGGGCCAATCAGCGTCACCACGAGGGTGGTCAGGAGCGACCCTTGGAGGTTGGGGGCGGGCTTGACCTTCCGCTGTCGGATAACGACTGTGAAGCGATCGATCTTGTCGATGCTGCGTTCGGTGTCGACCAGCCGCCACTGCTTCGGGAGGAGCGGCTTGAGCTCGGCGGCGAGGTCTTTGCGGGCGGACATCATGCCACCCACGGGATGCCGCGCTTGGGGCGCAGAATCTGCTTGACTTCCCAGTCGAGCGGGAAGGGCTTGCTGGTGAAGGTGTCGTCGCCGAGCTCGCCGGAGGAGTCGACGCGGGACGAGTTCCAGACGTTGCGTGCTTGCATCAGCTGGGCGTTGACGTAGTTGAGCGGGATCGCCTCACCCTCGGCCAGCGCCGGCGCGTACTCGACGACCGCGTGTCGAGCGACGTGCAACAGTTCGTAGAGCGTGCGGTCATCAGCTGGAGCGTCCGACCACTGGGCGCGTGCAGAGTCGTGAGTGTGCCATCCATCGGATTCGTCCTGGACGACGATGTAGAGCGGTGCAAGGCGCTCTCTGACCGTTGCTGGGGTGTGCACGAGGGTGATGCGGAGCTCGTAGACTCCAGGCTCTGTCAGGACGGCTTCTGATGGCCATTCAATGACGACCTGGTCGTCGTCGATGACGCCGGTGAAGCCCGACGAGCTCACGATCGTTCCTGTGGGGTCGTACAGGTCCACTTCGACGTCGTTGAATGGCGTGAGGTCGATCGCGAGCCCGTTTCGGGCAGGCTCGATCACGAGGTCCTCCGAGGGGATGTCCCCTGGGTAGTACGCCATGATCGAGCCTGCCTTCGTCGGGTTGGTGGTTAGGAGGTGGCGGCGGTGACCAGCTGGAGGCCGGTGGCGTCGTTGATGACGGTGGCGCAGTAGCCGAATGCGGCCTTGTCGACACCACCCTTGGCGAGGTCGAGGGCGTCGATGCGGATCGGCGCACCGGGGAGCTCGTAGACCGTGACGGCCTCCTTGGCTCCGACGAGGACCTTGCCGGCGGTGACCGACGCGGAGGGGCGGATGATGAAGCCGGAGAGGTCGCCCTCCTCCAGCCCCAGGGAGGCGTTGAGGTAGCCGAGGACGTTCGACTTGGGCATCTTGACCATCTGCTTCCAGAGGGCCGTGGCGACCAGGGCGAAGGTGGGCAGGACGCCCTTGGTGACCAGGGCGGCCGCGCCGTCGACGATCGCGGAGGCTGCGGAGCCGATGGTGCCGCCGGTCACGCCCGGGAGGGTGGTGAGGGCGTCGCCGGCGAGTGCGGTGGCACCGGCGATGACAGCCGCTGCGACCTTGCCATCCGCCCAGCGAGCGTAGTCCTCGGTGACGGCGGCGGCGTAGGACTCGAAGAATCCGGGCACCTCGAAGTCCACGAACTCGCGGGCGATGTCGTGGCCGACCGCGTAGCGGTCAGCGGAGCCGGTGACGGGGGCCACCACGAGGGTGTTCGAGGGGACGTTGCCCTTGTTGCCGGCCCAGTCGCCGCCGGAGGGCTTCGTGGTCCACTTCCACCCTGCGAGCGTGAGGCTCGTGAGGTCCTTGTGGGAGAACAGCGGGAGGACCTGCTGCCGGTAGTTGAGGGCGGCCCAGACCAGACCCATCCACTGCGGGAGGTTGGCCATGGTGGGTGCGAGCCCGCCGGTGCCGTCGTACTTGACATCGGAGAGAGCCGCGAAGAGTGTGGCGCCGTTCTGGCCGCCCAGACGCTCCTTGAGGTCATCGAGGGACATGGTGCCCTGCCGGGTCGCGTAGAGCATGGCTCCCACGTCCTGCAGGGTGAGGGGGGCGGGCGTGGCCGAGGGGGCCGTGCCCAGGGTGTTCGGAACGGTGGCGACGGGCACGTCATCCTCCTTGGTTGGTGCCGGAGTATCCGGCGTGGTTTCCGGGGCGGCGACTGCCGTCACGGTTGTCTGGGGGTCGTCCGCTGCAGCGCGCGCAGCGGCGAGCTCGGCTTCGAGTCGGGCGATGATCTCCTCGGGGGTCTCGTCGCCGACATCGGAGGCCATGAGCGTGGCTGAGGGGAAGGCTCCCTTGGCGACAAGGGCAGCTCCAAATATCTGACCGGCGACGGCCTTGCCGGCGCGGATGACGATGTTCTTGGCCTCGACGGAGAGCTTCGTGCGCTTGCCGGACTGGTAGTCGAGTAGCGCCTGGTCGCCTTCGGGGGTGTCTGCGACAGCGAAAGTGACGTGGATGCCGTCTGCCTTCTCCGCCAGGAGAGTGGCGCGGCCGATCGGTTCCTCGCGGTCGTGCTCGATATTCAGGGTGGCGATCGAGGGGTCGCGGGGAATCTTGAGGGTGCCTGGCTCCACGATGAACTTGCCGAGGTTGGTGTTGCCCTGCTCGCCGAACGGGACCAGGAGACCGGTGAGGGTACGGTCAGCCAGGTTGGCCAGCAGCGTGCCGGTCGTTTCGATGATTGCGTTTGTCATTTCAGTCCTTCACTGGTGCGCCGGTGGGCGTCGGGGTTGCGATGTACTGCTCGGATTTGTCGAACCGGATGCGGGTTCCTCGGGGGGTGATGTCGTCCTGCGAGAGCCGTGCTTCGATGGGGTCGAGCCAGAACGGCAGGTCCATGTCGTAGAAGGCGTTGCGTTCGCCCTGAACGGTGGTGTAGGTCAGCGAGTCGATGCCGGCAGTGCCGTCGAGCATCGAGGCTCGGATGTTGGCGAACGATCCGATGTCGGTGCGTACGGCGTTGCGGTTCTCGATGTAGAGGTCTGCTGAGACATCACCGTGGGTGTGGAGCTCGATGCCGGGAGGCGTGAAGCTGACCGCTCCGTTCTCCTGCTTGCGCGCTGCGGCCCAGGCCTTCACGTAGGCGTCGATCTCGTCCTGGTCGAGGTTGGTGTCGTCGGTGACGCGGAGCTCAATGAGCGGGATGGGGTTGCGCATGCGGCCGGTCCAGGCGCTCTCGGTGTCGCGGGCTCCCTGGATAGTGCGCTTGCCTTCGACGAGGATGCCGGCGGTCGGGAAGTTGAAGAGGATGACTTCTGACTCGTTGACGGGGCTCTCGAGCACGAGAATCTTGCCGTCCTCGATGCGCCAGTCTCCCCAGGGGCAGTAGTCGGCGTTGAGGATGGGGCCGGGCTTGTCGTTTACGGGAGCGCCCCGGTCGGTGAGCCAGAGGGCGAGGCCGTGGAAGAAGCCGTCATCGAGGGTGTTGGCCATGCGCTCATGCGGGCTGACGGCCCCGTTGGTGCGGTAGAGCCAGCTGGGCTGGTCTTTGATCGGCTCTTCCCCGGCGAGAGCGACGAGCGGCAGGCTGGAGCCTGCGGCGACGAGTACATTGCGGGCCTTGGCCACTGCGGGCACCTGGATAGCCATGTCGCGGGTGATGGGGACTGCGGTGGCAGCCTCGGTGGCTTCGTAGAGCTCGGAGAGGAGGACCTTGACCAGGCTGTCGGATTGGAACGGGGATGCGCCGAGGTTGATGGGTGAGGCGAGCGCGTCGAGGCGCTTGCGGCTCAGGCCCAGAGTGTCGAAAAGTCCCACGAGAACGATGCTCCGGAGAATCCCGGTCGAATCTCAGCGTTCGGCGTGTCGGCGCAGAAAGCTGCGGCGCGCCTCGGCCGCTTGGTTGGGTTCGATGCCGTGCACGTCGACCAGGTGCTGCTCGCTGGAGGTGTAGCCGGCTTCTCTCGTCCAGGCGAATGCGTACCAGTGCGGGCACTCGGAGCACTTGACCACGATGCTGGTCGTTGACACGTCGAGGCGGATCATGCGGCCACGCTCGGCTTCAGAGCGGGACGCTGCTGGGTGTCGTCGTAGACACGTAGGGCGATCGCCGCGGCCTCCGCGCAGGTGATGTCGTCCTCGGGGTTCTTGCGGCCGAGCGCCCACGCTGACGGGCCGACTGAGCGTTTCTTCGCGAGCCGGATGGCCTCGGTGAGGGGTTCCTGGTTGTAGTGCTCGACTCGGCCTTGCTCGACTTCTTTGACCAGGAGGGCGGCGGCGGTCTTGATGTTCGGGAATGACTGCGGGAGGAGTCTGGGCTTGGGTCTCATGCGGGCGAGGGTCTCCACTTCGACGGTGACGGCTCCGGTGGTGTCGTGGGCGATGGGTACCCGGTATTTCGTTGAGAGCTCGCGGGCGCGCTTGGGGAGCCAGTCCGCTGCTCCTTCCTCGTAGGCGAGCACGAGCAGGCGGGCACGGTTGCGGACGCGCCAGGCGGCGACGATGCAAGCCGACAGCTGGTCGGGGTGCACGGCGATCGCCATGGCGAACTTCGCGGGCGGGTTGGGGAGTGCCCCGATGAGAGCGTGGTCCTTCCACTTCTCGAAGTTGAAGATGCCGGTGGTGGCTCCAGCTGTGCCGAAGATGGACAGGTACTCGGCGGCGAACTTCTGCGGGCTCTTGACGTGGAACTTCGACCATCGCTCCTTGACGGTCTGGAGGGTGGTGAGTGTGCCGATGCCGGGGTGGGCTTTGAGCACGAGCTTCTTGACCTGGTCCCAGTCGTGGAGCTCTTCCTCGGTGGTCGAGTCGGGGGCGGCGAACTCGAGGATGCCGGTTCGGTTCGTGCGAGCTCGACCGTCGACCAGGTAGTCCCAGAGCAGGTTGCCGTCGCGGTACTTGGCGGCGGTGCCGGCGACGAGCAGCTGCGAGCCGGGGCGGGTGTCGAACGTGGAGAGCGCACCTTCGAGCAGGTCGATGGTCATCTCTGGGGATGCCTCGCCGGCCTCATCCAGGATGATCATGTCGAAGGCGTCGGAGCGGAACTTCTCACCCTCGGGTGGCAGCACCAGGAACACGCTGCCGTTGTCGAACTCGATGCGCTCTGAGCCGCCTGAGAGGTAGATCCTGAACGGCCACTGCTCGGGAGGGAGGGCCTTGAACGTGTCGCGCAGCGGGCGCACGATGTCCATCAGGAATCGGGCTCGCGCCTTGAGTCCCGTGGTGCAAGCGGTGAAGGCGACCAGGTATCCCTCGCGGCGCATGCATCGACCGATCGCCACGGCGAACGCGGCGGTGGTCTTCGTCGACCGGCGAGGCATCAGCATCCCGAAGTACGGGTTGTCGGCGTTGATCGCGTCGGCGGCGAGGTACTGCTGAGGCTTCAACTCCTTGCGGCCACCGACCAGGCCGAGTGCGTGAGCTCCGACTAGAAACTCGGTTCGCTTCTGCTCGGATTGGTCCAATTTGGAGACGTGCAGGGGCTTGATTCCGGCGTCTCTGAGCGCGTTCCAGTTCGCCAGAATTTCAGGAATTAATTGGGTTCCGGATAGAGATTCGATACTGCCTACGGCGGGGGTTTTGAGCCCAACGTCAAAAAGGGCCGTGTCCTGGTGCTGT